TGAGCTGCTTTCTTGTAATCAATTTCTAAGTTGTCCATAATATAAAAACTGTGTTAAACTACTTTTATTGTAGCTTGACACAGTTTAGTTTACACTCTCAACATAATTGTCTCTTTTCAACTTCTTGATTTCCTCATCAAGGTCAAGTTCTACGAGAACACCTTTCTCGTTTACTTTAGAATGTAGATGTACGATTTTCTGTTTCATACGAAATTGAATTAAGTTAAAATAAAAATTTGTCACCTGCAAAGGTACAAAATAAAAACTACAATCGGGCAACGGTAGATATAATAATGTATAAAATGAAAATTTGTCACTTTCTGTTTCATACACTACCGCCCGATTTAAAAATGGAGGAATCCTATGAATGAAATTTCAACTATTGTAGATGGTGACCGAATGACATCACTACAGATTGCAGAGATTACTGCAAGGCTCCACAAAAATGTTATGAGAGCAATCAGAAACATGGAGCCAGCTTGGGAAAAAATCAACGGGCGCAATTTTGAGCTGGTTGATTACAAAGATGAAAAAGGCGAGACGAGACCTTGCTACTCCCTCAACAAAGAAGAGTGTCTTTACATCGCCACCAAGTTCAACGATGAAGCGAGAGCCAAGTTGATTAAACGATGGAAGGAACTGGAAGAGCAACATCAAAAGCCATCCGTCCCTCAGAACTATCTCGAAGCTCTCAAATCTCTGGTCAAGGCTGAGGAAGAGAAACAGCAGCTAGCTTTGGAAAATAAGAAGCAGCAGGAACAAATACTCACTATCAGCAAGACGAACATGGAACTCGGCAACAAGATTACCGAAATGCTGCCTAAGGTAAGCTACTACGACAAAATCTTGCAGAGTAATGCCACCATGACTGTTACTCAGATTGCTCAGGACTACGGAATGAGTGCCATGAGGTTAAATAAGGAGTTGGAGTCTATGAGAATCCAACACAAGGTAAGAGGTCAATGGATATTGTTTGCACAATTCCTCGAAGGTGGATATGTTCACAGCAGAGCAGTAGAAATCGTAAGGAGTGATGGTCGGCACGATGTGAAGTACAACACCGAGTGGACAACGAAAGGAAGAATCTTCCTATATGAATCACTCAAAGCGAAGGGCATTCTCCCCTTGATAGAGCAGGAGAACACTCCCAGCGATAAGGGCACTGGTAGAACAGAGCCAGCCAAGGCAGCTAGTGCCAGTCAACAAACCATCAAATTCAACTGATATGATAGACCCAGAGATTAAGGAGCAGCTAGACCGCATAGAGCAGTATTCGCTCATAGCTGCAAAGAATGTGCTCAACATTAATGAAGCTGCAATCATTCTTGGCATGACGGTTAGAGGAGTGAGAGAGAACGTCAGGAACCGCATCATTCCTTGCTATAAACCAAATGTCAACAGACTCTACTTCAAGAAGAGCGAGTTGGAAGAGTGGATGACTCAGAATCGCAGAAAGAGCATGGCAGAGTTGAAATCAGAGGCAGCAGCCTATTGTTTTACCCATTAAACAGATAAACTTATGATAGCAGATGTAATGTTGGTAGCCAGCGTAATAGCTTTCGCTGTTGCCGTTAAGGAAATTCGCTCCTACTTCAAGGAGGTAGGCAAGTAAGATATATATGGAGATTGAACCTCACAAGAATAGTTAAGTATTAAGTTATTAATGTGTTAAGTCTTATAATGGTTCTTATTCAGCAAAGAGCAGAGGTTTTTTGGAGTTTGCTACTCCCAGTCTCCACTATAACTTTAATCGTTATAATTTTACATGTTTTAAGTTTTTACCCAGCGCAAGTAACTCAGTTGGTAGAGTATGAAGGTTTATGAGCCTTCGAGGTCGTGGGTTCGAGTCCCACCTTGCGCCCCATATCGCCCGATTCCAAGGCTTTGTATCGGATAGGATAAACCTTCCTAGAGAGGTACACGTACCCAAAAGGAGCATCATTAACCACAGATGGTGCTTAGACGTGGAAGTGGCAAGCGAGTACATACACCTGATAGGTGGAATTTGGAAAAACTTGGAGTTCACTTGTGAAGAAGCAGACCTGATGCCGTGACCCTTATATAATAAGGTAGCATCTAAAGGTAGGAGCGCACAACTACAAATCGGTTCTAATGCAGCCAGCACGCTTTCTTTTTTCTATTCGGTTCAATAGTTATAATTGGTTATTTTATAGAAATCAGATATATCACAATATGTGCGATTACTAGTGCTGGGAGTCCTAAGCCTCCATAAATGCAGAAGGGAACCAAGGAGCGATTCAGCATCCGGCAAGATTGTATAGATGTCGCTCCACGGAGGTGGCTGTTTTCTCATTACATTTAGCAGCCCCTCCTTTATTAAGGAAATTGCAAATATTGACATATTAGTGTGTTTCATACAGATTACATTTGCGATGCGGTAGCGACCGCTCAGGTTAAACTAAAATAAAAAACTCTCTTCCCCACCATTCGTGAGAATCGTGGGGCTTTTAATTTGAACATTTAAACCATACAATATGAGATATAAAGCAAATAGTTGTTACGATTGTCTCTTCTCGACCATGTGTGACAACCCGAATAAGAACCCAGATGGTGGCTACAAATGCAGCCGCTATGAATGGAAATATCAATAACAACTTAATACATAAAAGATATGGGTAATTTAGATTATTACAACAAACTCAAAGTCGTTCCTCAACAGGCACTCCGACAAATTCAGTCAGGAAGACTTAGAGGAAAACACGACATCAACCCAATGTGGCGCATAAAGGCAATGACAGAGCAGTTTGGTGTGTGCGGAATCGGTTGGAAGTACGTAATCACCAAGCAGTGGACAGAGACTTTCGGAAGCGAAGTAAAAGCCTATTGCAACATCGACCTCTTTATCAAGGTGAACGGAGAATGGTCAGATGCCATCCAAGGAACAGGAGGTTCGTCAGAAGTTTCAATGGAAAGCAAGGGTGCATACGTATCTGATGAATGCTACAAGATGGCACTCACAGATGCCTTGTCGGTTGCTATGAAGGCACTGGGTGTAGCAGCAGACGTTTATTTCGAGGCAGGAAAAGACATCATAGATATTGATAGCAAGTATGGTGCTCAGGATAGTAGAGCAGCGCAGCAGCAGACACAGGCTCAGCATCCAACCGCTCAGGCAGCACAAGCCGTACAGCAGCCAGCAACACCCCAGTATCACACAAATGACTTGAACGAAGGATTGGCATACCTTAGCAGATGTGTCACGAAAGACAATCTGATATGGGTAGTTCAAACATACAAGCCGCTCACCGTCAACCCTCAGTTCATGCAAACAGTATCAGCTAAGAAGAAAGAATTAGGATTACAATAATATGACAGAAACAACAAAGAAAATCAGCCTGAATGTGCCAAATGTCACATTTATAGAAGAGACGCACCAGTACTTCATCGGAAAGAAGGAATTGAAAGGTGTGACGGGAACGCTCATCAAGAAAGCCTTCCCCGATACCTACAAGAATATTCCTGAGTCAGTACTGAAAAAGGCAGCAGAGCGAGGAGGTCTTATCCATAACACCTTTGAAACCTTCTGTTCTATCTTCGATGCAGACATCAAGCAGTACCCGAACCCTACAGAAGAGCTTCAAGCCTTCCATAACATGTTAGTCTCATTCGGTTTACATTATGTCGCATCCGAATATCTCGTTACAGATGGAGAGAACTTTGCATCTGCCATTGATGGAATCTTTGCCGACAGCGAAGGCAACATCTATCTGGTAGACTACAAGACCACCGCCACCCTTCACTACGACAACGTATCGCTCCAGCTATCAATCTATGCCAAATGGTTCGAGGAGCAGAATCCTGACTTGAAGGTGAAGGAGATTGTCTGCATGTGGTTCAAGAACGGACAGAGCAAGTTCCAACCGCTACCAAGGGTAGCTGATTATCAGATTGACGATTTAATCGCTGCTTATCTTGCAGATGATGCAGAGTATCAGTATAAGGTGGAAGTTCCTGAGCAGTTCTCTGCCCTAGAGCAGGAGTACAGATTGATAACCGCTCGTATGGATGCCCTGAAAATCAAGCAGGATGATTTGAAGGAAAAGATGATGAAGATGATGGAAGCCAACAAGCAGAAATCCATCAAGACCAATATCGGTTCTTACTCTTATGTGGCGGCTACCACCAAGAAGACCTTCGACACGAAGCTGTTCAAGGACACGGAGCCAGAGCACTACGAGTACTATTTGAAAGATACGACCACCAAGCCGTCAATAAGAATCAAACTTAATTAATTATAGATATGAACGTAAAGTTTACAGGAAAGATTATTGCAGCAGGGCAAGTTCAAATGGGAACTTCCCAAAACGGAACCCAATGGAGTTCTTGTGAATACACTATCGAAGAGTTGAACGAGCAGTACCCTTCAAGAGCCGTTATCAAAGTTTATGGTTCAGACAAGATTCAGCAGTTCGGCATTCAGTTAGGAGAAATCATCACCGCCCACATCGGATTGAAAGCACGCCAGTCTAAGGAAGGACGTTGGTTCAATCAGTTGGATTGTTGGAAGGTGGAGCGACCAAATGACCAGCCGCAAGGTCAGGTTGTCCAGAGTCAGGTTGGCGCAGCACCTCAGCCAGTTTATGGGTATAACCCACAACAGCAGACAGCACCACAGAGTCAGACACAGCAGTTTCCCCCTCAGGTTAATGCAAGCGGTCAACCTATTCAGCAGAACGCTCAATATGCAGGTGGTCAGCAGCAGGGTCTTCCCTTCCCTGCCCCAAACCAATAATATATAAGGTATGGAAATTCATCTAGTAAGAACCTCCACTGGTCTTCGCCCCTACACGGATGATGATTACGAGGAAATGAAAAAGATAAAGGTTGGTTCCATCGTCAAGGCGAACATCGTCCGTCCAAGAAACGTGAAGTTCCATCGCAAGTTCTTCGCCCTTATCAGAGCAGCATGGGATTGCCTCACAGAGCAGCAGCGTACTAACCTTCGCTCTGTAGACACATTCCGTGAGCAACTTCTGATAACATCAGGATTCAGCGAACCGCTCTACGACCTCAACGGACAGAAGTTCTTGGAGCGAGCCAAGTCTATCTCCTTCGCCAAGATGGATGAGCCAGCCTTCAATGAAGTATATAGTAGAGTCTTAGACACCATCCTCACGATACTCTATGCAGATGGTGTTACAGAAGATGATTTTAATAACATTTTACAAAATTATAGTTGATATGACACGTAGAAACGAAAAGCGCAACAACAGACGCAATAGCCGTCAGCGCAACAACAACCCAGAGTTACCACCATTTGCACAGATGCTTTTCGGAGCAATCGTTGGCAAAGGTGTAGACATGATTGCCAAGAAGATGGCAGAGATTGCCGAGGAAGAGACTCCTGATATTCATGCAGAAGGCATCAGCAATCAGGACGTTACCAACATCAATAACGGAAAGGCAACCTTATCTAAGTTGCGCATTCCTGCTGATGGTTCGGCAGTAGAGTACCCTATCCCTGATAACCTCCAGTTCTTCTTCGATGAGGAAGGTAAGTTGATGGTTCGTCAGAAGATTGAAGGAGACGAGAATTCTACTGATGCAGGGGAAGGCAAGCCTATCACTTATGATGATATTTGCAAGGAGTTGTTCTTGGACAAGAAAACATACTGGCTTGGTAATAAGAAAACCAACTATCTATATTCAGATGAATATAACTATAACGACCTTAACAACTGCACTAACTTGGCTCAGGCAAAACATGTAGCTGCTTTCATCAAGTTGCAGAACATCGCCAAGTTTCTCAATGGTGACTGGAAACCGAACTTCGACAGAGACGATGAAAAATGGAATATCAATAAAGATGGTGATACATTTATCGAAATGTACACAAGAACATTGAACAAAGCGAGTGTTTACTTCAAGTCGCAAGAACTTACAAAGGAAGCCATCCGCTTGATGGGTGAAGATTCTCTCAACGACCTTTTCTCAACCGACTGGTAATGGCAAGCTACGCTGAAATCAAAGCTAAGCTAGAGCAGGAAGGCAAGAAGATACGCAAGCGAGCATCCTACGATGAGCACAACTTGCAAGCCGCAGAGGTCAGGTATATCCGTGGGGTATATCCTGACCTTGAAGGTGTCTTCTTTGCCGTTCCCAATGGTGGCAAGAGAACCTCCCGACAAGCCGCATGGCTCAAAGAAGAAGGTATGAAGGCAGGAGTATCTGATATGCTGCTCCTGAAGCGCACCTCTCAGTACGGTTTCCTCTGCATCGAAAATAAAACACAGAAAGGTAGGCAGGAACCCGAACAGAAGGTATTCCAGTTTGAAGTCGAACGGCATGGTGGCAAGTACATCATCGTCCGCTCTATAGATGAATTTATCCAAGCAATCGACAATTATTTAAATGGTGAACTATGACAGATGAAATCAAACAAGCCATCCAGCTTCTAGAAGAGAATGGCTACAAGATTACTGCTCCTCCCAAGGAAGTTAAAGACGAATATACCTTTGAGCGAGCATGGAAATTGTACGACAAGAAGGTAGGCTGCAAAGCCAAACTCGAAAAGAAGTGGAACTCTATGAGCAAGAAAGACCGCAAGGCAGCTATAGAGTATATTCCATTATATGTGATTGCAACCGAGGATAAAAAATATCGCAAGAACTTCCAAACCTTCCTTAACCAGCGAGGATGGGAAGACGAACTCATCGGAGCAACACCACCTCCAGAAGCCGTTAACGAGAACCCTTCCGAAATCAGCCAACTTATCGCAAAGACAAGGGCTGAACAGAACGTGACAAATGCGGATAAGGACAACGTTTTCAAGACACGCATCATTGGTATGATAGAGCTTCTGCAAAAGAATCCTCATAGCCTATGCCGAAAGCAGTTGGAGATATATCGTGATAACGGAACCTTGGAACGCTTGGGCATCCAATGGAATCCATAAACCACAAATCTGTTTACCAAAATGATAGCAATCAGTAAGTACAACAAGCAGCATCCTCTCAGAGTCTTTGAGGCATTCGCTGGCTATGGCAGTCAGAGCCTAGCCTTCAAGTACCTCAAAGATAAGCATCCTGAGTTCGACTTTAAGGTTGTGGGCTACTCAGAGATAGAACCATCAGCCATCCAAGCCTACGGACTTCTGCACGGAAGAGACATACCTAACTTCGGAGACGTGACAAGGATAGACTGGAATGAGGTTCCCGACTTCGACTTCATATCATGGTCTTCACCATGCCAAGATTTCTCCAATGCAGGACTTCGCAAAGGAGCAGAGGAAGGCAGCGGCACACGCTCATCCCTTATCTTTCAGGAGAAAAGAATGCTGGCAGTCAAGAAACCAAAGTACGTTATGCTAGAGAACGTGAAAGGTCTACTCACAGATAAGATGAGGAAGTACTTCTTCCAGTACCTCAAAGACCTCGACTCCTTCGGTTACACCTCCTTCTACAAGGTACTGGACGCAAAAGATTATGGTGTACCTCAACATCGTGAACGTATCTTCGTTATCTCCATACTCAGAACAGAGGACGAGCCGAACCCAGAGTATCACTTCCCTTCGCCTATCAAGTTAGAGACAACGGTTGAGGACATCTTGGAAGACAACGTATCTCCCGAATATTTCCTATCCCAGCCCCTTCTCGAAAAGTATCTCACAAAAGCAGACATCAATGAATCAATCGAAAAACTCTACCCAGAAGATAGCAATACCGAAAACTGCTGATGGATGCTCACCAACCATCACATCATCGTTTGGTGCAGGAATCAGCATAGCCAATCTTCTTGGTGTTGACCATTTCCCTAGGGGGGGGTACTGATAATCAAAAAGTTACAAGCAGAAAACTCCTCATCAACTCAGACGTAGATGGTTTAAGTAGAACCATCCGTACAAGTTATTATAAGGCTGGTTTTGCTAACTATATACATAACGATGGCAGAGCAGCCAACGCAGTTTTAATCATCAAGAAATTATAATGTGCGACAAAATTATAAAGCTAGCAAACCTCCAAATCAAGGGCAGAATCGAGCAGCAGACCAGAGTCTACTCCACCAAGGGAATCTCTCCTACTCTCAATTCTGCTATGGGTCACGGAGGTAATTGCATTCCACTATTCTTAATCGTCAAAGAGATATGACATTCGTAACCATAATGAACAAAGAAATCATTCACACCGCACCAAACGGAAAGAAATACTCCATCCAAATCAGAAAGTACACTCCAAGAGATTGTTTCCGACTGATGGGAGTTCACGAAGCTGACATAGACAAACTCCTGAGAAAGGAGAAGACTGGTCAACTCATCATCAGCAATAGCAAACTCTATGCCCTTGCAGGAAATTCAATAGTAACCAACTGCCTGACCGCCATGTTCGAGGAACTGATATTCCCTTCAGGGAATCACTACCACGACAAGACTGGTCAGCTATCACTTTTTTAGCTTATGGATATTTTTGGATATATCAAGGTAGGCAAGCGTATCAGCAAAGCGCACAAAGCCCTATTTACCCACAAGACAATGGTACTATGGTACAAAGGCAACCCAATCATCGGAACAATGCACGATGCCTTGTGGTATCAACAAGACTTGAACGGAATGTGGGAACTATTAATGTTCCAGTCCGAAGTCACACACGTCTCATTCTTACCTTCACCTCATGAAGACAGAGAAAGAAAAAATCCTAGCCATCATCGCTGAGATTCAGGCAGAGCGTGAAGCTGACCACATCGTGCCGCCTCACGTCCTCACAGCCGAAATCATTAACCGAGGATTCCACCAGCCATATCAAACCATCAACGAGTTGTGTGAAGAAGGCAAGATAAAATGGTGCCGCACCCTCAACGATATGGCATTCACCATCAGAAAATAATAAATCAAGAACAATATGGAACAAACACCACTCACACAGCAACTGCTAAAGCAGTTAATGACCAAGGCATACGAAAATGCCAAAGCCAAAGGCTTTTATGAGCCAGATTTAGACATCAACAAAGCGTTAATGCTCATCATTACAGAAATGAGCGAAGCCATTCAAGCCAGCCGTCACGACCGCCACGGAAGCATTGAAGGCTACAATACGTATCTAGAAGTATCTGATGAGCATACTGCCTACGAGGAATCCTTGGAAGGAACCGTAGAGTCCGAGTTTGCAGACATCGCTATCCGCATCATGTCACTTTTGGGATGGTATGACTCTCAGAAAGTAATCTGCCTTATGAACGACACAGAAATCAGAAAGACAGAAGAATATCACAAGGTAGAGTTTGAGCACGGAAACTACTCCCTTCCTGATGCCATGTATCTCATCATCACTCGCATGACCTACTTCCCTTTCTCCTGCTCACCAGCATGGATGAACACTTTACGCTTGCAGGAGATTCTGGTTATGGTCTTCGCCCTAGTCCATATAGAAGGCATAGACCTCGTAGAGCACATCAGGTTAAAAATGCAGTATAACGAATCTCGCCCGTACCTTCACGGATGCTTATATTAGGAGGATAGCAATATGTTTGGAATAGAAGAAATTTCAAGAAGATGCTTAATGACGTTGAGTGATGGCAGCAAAATCCAAGCTACCATCTACATTCCAAAGCCGACCAAGCCCATATTCCCTGAGCAGATGGAACGTCAGTTCATAGAGAATTTCAATAATTCGCAACCTCATCTAGTCAACAAGGTTGTCAAGTGTCACATTATGAGAAATTAAAGTTATGGAAGATTTACCTATAGGGGCAGAAATCACATTGAAGGTGGTTGAGACCGAGAAAGAAGAATGCAATGGATGTTTCTTCGATGAGTTGTGTGGCGATATTTATAATGTTATTTGCAAAAATTTTAAGTGTGGCACAATCAATCGAAAAGACGGAAAGAATGTTCAATTTATAAGAGTGAAATAATCATGATAGACGATAAGAAAATAAAAGCTGCTGCTAATAAGCATATTGAGACAGAGTATGCTAGATACAATAGTGGCGAGGTTGAGGAAGAAATGATTTGTCTTAGGGGCAAAGATAGCTTCAAAGAAGGTGCTAAGTGGGCTATCAATGAGTTCTTGAACGATTTGAATGAATTGATTCATCCTGCTAGCGAAGTTCCTAGAAATGATAATGGTAAGATTCTCGCATTCTCAAAAGTGAATAGTAATATTAAACTCTACGATATGAACGCTATGTTAAATGAAACTGCTTGTGACACATATCAAGAAATGTGGGAAATTAGAGTTAGAGCATATACTTTTACTGATTGGGTATTCGTAGATGAATTGTTAGACTTGATTACGAAAGGAGGCAATCATGATTAAGCCAGTTACTATGTACTCTGTCATTTGTGATAGATGTGGGAAAACATTTGTTGATGAATTTAATGGTATTGTGGCTTGGTTGGACGAAGGAACTGCCAAAGAGCAAGCAATGGAAAGCGAATGGGCAGAGATTGGCGATAAACACTACTGCCCAGAATGCTATGAGTTTGACGAAAAGTTGGATGAGTACGTTCCTAAAAAGAAAGGAGGAAGCAATGAAAGAACTTAAAGATTTGGTTGCTGGTGATAAGGTTGTTGTTTACGACGAATGTAACAACAGAAGAATTGCAATTGTTGAAAGAATAACAAAAACTTTGGTCGTTGTAAAAAATATTAAATACCGAAAGTCTAACGGATTTGAATGCGGAGTATCTTATATCTTCTCTCGTAGAATTGAAATCCCTAAAGATGAGGAGCAGATAAAGGCAATAAAACTAGAATATCGTAAACGAATTATCATTCATAGAATACATAATCTCAATCTGAATGACTATCCGTTAGAAGTGTTGGAAAAAGTTTATATTGAATTAGGAGGAAATTAGTATGAAAGAACTTAAAGTTGGAGAAAGAGTAACCACTACTCTTGAAGTTGTCGAGCAAGGTGATTCATGCGAAGGTTGTTTTTTTTACTGACAAAGAAGGATGCCCTTATTTATGTTTTAAGGATATGCGTTCTGATGGTAAGGATGTAATTTTTAAAGAAGTTAAGTAAAGCGTATGGATAAGTTAGAATACATTCCAGGAGATTTAGTAAAGTTTGCAACCAATACTTATACTATTGTTAATTTTGAAGAAAACTTTCTTCATGAAAAGATATGTTATGCTTTGATTTCAACTAATAGTACAAAAACAGCTTTTGTTGCAGACAGAGATATATTACCAATTCCTCTCACTCCAGAGATTCTAGAGAAGAATGGATGGGTGAAAAAAGTGATGAGCAGAGGAATAAAGAATAGTCATTTGGTATATACAAAACCCGATATTGAAGAATATGGATATTTCCCTATCTAC